TGCGGCGTACTGGGTCACCGGGCAGTGGGTGACATTCCCGGGGCCCGCCTACTGGTGTGAGGCGCTCGTCGGCCCCGCGAACGGCGGCACCGCCCTCACCCTCGGCACCTACCAGGTCTGGGTGAAAATCAGTGATTCCCCGGAAGTTCCGGTACTGCAACCTTGCTTGCTGGAGATCACGCCGTGACCGTTGAACTGTTCGCCAGCCAGCCGCAGACCACGGTCTCCTCCGGCGGCACCACCGCCCCATCCCCAGGCACCGTCGAAAACTGGACAGTCGCCTCCTCGGGCGCGTTTCCCGCCGCGTCCTCCACCGCCGTGCCCGCCACCCAATTCCACGTCGCCGACACCAACGCCAGCGCCGACAGCGAAATCATCGCCGTCACCAACGTGTCCGGCACCACCTGGACCGTCACCCGCGGCGCCGAAGGCAGCACCCCCGTCGCGCACACCTCCGGGTTCACCGTCCGGCAAGTCGTCACCAAAGGCTGGCTGAACACCGTCCCCGCCTCCGGCGCATCCAGCATCACCACCGTGTACGCCTCCGGCGACACCACCGGCGCGGCCGACACCACCGCCATCCAGAACGCGCTCAGCGCGCTCCCATCCGGCGGCACCGTCTACCTCGCCTCCTACCTGTACTACACGAACACGCCGATCATCGTCCCCCCCTGCGTCACCCTCCAGGGCGCCACCTTCACCTACCTGTGGCCCAACGAATACGGCACCCCAAACGGGTCACTCGCCCCCCAGTCGCAGATCATCCCCGTCTCCGCGTTCTCCGGCGACTCCGTAATCAAAATGATCGACCAGTCAACCGGCGGTTACGCTGCGGCGTCCGGCAACCAGGTGATTAACAACATCACCGTCAACGGGTCAAGCCTGCCCGGCGGGAACACCGTCAACGGGTTCGAGTGGTACGGGTCGATCATCGGCATGGTCATGAACGAATGCTCAGCCAGCGCCGTCGGCGGCCACGGATACGCCGTCGTCTCCCACACCGGCGCCGGGATCGGCTACGGCGACCTTGACCAGCTCGCCGCCACCAACTGTGTCGCCTACGCCTGCGGCGGCGACGGGTTCCACTTCCTCGGCCTGTCCGACTCGATCTTCGTCGGCTGCCACTCCATCGGGAACACCGGCAACGCCTGGTACTCCTACCTCGGCAACCACAACTACTTCACCAACTGCAAGGGGGAATGGTCGGCGATCGGATGGCGGATCGACGTCCCCTCCGGCAACCACACCCTCGCCCGCATGGGCTTCGAGGGCTGCTCCACCGACTACAACAACGGTGACGGGTTCTACTTCACCGGCAACCAGACCGGCGGCGTTGTCACCATGACCGGGTGCATCGCCCACGCCGACGGGCACACCGGCGGCACTGCCACCGCCGGCTTCCACGTCTCCGGCACCGGCTACCCGATCCTGCTCACCGGCTGCGCCGCCTACACCGACACCACCGACGCCGGCACCAACCCGTACGGGCCCGCCTACGGCATCGCCGCCGGATCCACCCCCACCATGCTCGCCGTCAGCGACACCTACGTGCAGGGCTACACCGCGGGCATCAACTACGACCAGACCGGCACCGTCTACACCGGCACCAACGTCATCTCCGTCACCGGCGGTACCGGCACCGTCCCCACCACCGGGGTCATCCAGCCCGTCACCGGCTGGGGCAACACCACCCTCCCCACCCCCACCCCGCCGCATACCTACACCGGCAGCGTCGCCATCCAGAGCGTCCTCCCCGGGCCCACCATCGCCGCGAACGCCGCCGCCAACGGGCTCACCTACGAGTTCGACTGCTGGGGTGCCGTCACCACCACCGTCGACACGCAGACACTCCAATGGCGGGCCTACTACGGCGGCACCGCCGGAACCGTCATCCTCGACACCGGCGCACAGGCCCCCAGCGCAAGCACCGCCCTCACCGGCGCTGCGGTCCGGTTCAAAGGCGTCGTCCAGTTCCTGTCCGCAACCCAAGCGTCCGCAGCCGCCCAGCTAGACCAGAACTATTACCCGGAGACGGTCGGCCAGCAAACCACCGCCGTCACCTCCACGACCGCCAAGCAACTCACCATCGGCATGACCCCCTCCGGGACCGCCGTGTCCCTCACGATCAACGGCGGTTACTGGCGCCGGATCAACCTCTAGGCCCCTTGGCTGACACCAGGCGTCTCCTCGCCGCCATCGCTGAGGCTATGAACGCGGCCGAACGAGCCGGGCTGGTCATCACCAACCTGCAAGACGGGATCGTGTGGACCCCCGCCGGGTATGTCGTCCCGTTCGGGGAGGAACGGCTCGGCTGCCGGTGGGTGGTACGGGCGCGGATCGAGTACGTGCCTCAGAGGGAGAGCTAACACCCCGGCAACCCGGACGTGACGGTGATTGCCGCATCGGGCCCGCGCATGCTGCGTATCCAGTCGGCGTAACTCATTCCCTCCGGGCAGCGGGCGCGAATGAAATGCTCCTCGCCATGACCCCGAATGCTGACCAGCATGCGCTCGGCACAGCACGGCCCCACGCCGTAAGAAGTAAACATGTAGCCGCCACTGCGGGGATCGTCCGTCAGGTCCGTGTCATCAAGGTCGCAGAGCACCGTGCGGCCCACAGGGATTGACACCGGAACCCCAGCGTCCAGCGCATCAGCATATGCCTGGTGTAGCGGGTGCAGCTCACTCACAGGACTGCCCCCTCTTCCCTTAGCTGTACGTCCCGGGCGATGTCGGCCTGCTCAATCATCCACATGCCGAGCGCGTTCATCTCCTGCCACGGCATGTAGTGCACGCTGCACGTCAGGTCCCCGGTGCAGCACTCGATGTCACCGCCCGCGTCCTGGCAGCGGTCATCCTCGACCCAGAGCAGCGTCTGCCCAGTCCCATTGATGTACTCCGCGCCAATGCGGGCCCAGACGGGGACGCCCGCCGGCCGTTCCGGCTTCGTGTAGTTGCTCATCCGCTCATCGTCGCATGCCCTTAGCCGGGCTTCCTGGAGGTGACCGCGTGGGATCTCCTCCCGGCACGGCCCCGGTCCGCGGGCCCGGTGGCCTATTCGCCGGCCGCACCCCCGCATCCGGCGGGGCATCCGGCGGGTCATCCGGGAGCGGTGACTCCACGGCACCGCAGACAGGCCAGCAGGCGACAGGCACCAGAACCGACACGACCGGAGGTGGCGGCGGAGGCGGCCACGCCGACGGCCAGCAGCCGCACGACCACCCGCCGCACCTGCCCGCCACCGGCACAACGCAGCAGCCACCCGCCACCGGCACCACGGCACAGCCACCCGCACAAGCCGCACCCGAACCCCGCGACACCCCGCAAAGCAGGAAACTCGAACAGCAGATCGCCGAACTCCGGGACAAGCTCAAAAACGTCCAGGACCGTCTCGCCGGCGAAGGCACCCCCGCCACCGAAAGCGGCCTGATCCACCAGCAGGAAACCCTCGATCTCCAGATCAAGGAACTCGAAGCCGCAGCCGCACACCTGCGCCGGGAAGCCGGAGCAAACCCGGAAACCAAGGCCACCGCCCCGCACATCAGTAAGGAGGCCGGCATGGCCGCGACCGCCACCGCTGAACTCACCTACGCCACCTTCCCCATCGAGAAGATGGAAGAAGAAGACGGCACGCTCTACGTCTACGGCAAAGCAACAACGCCCGACGTGGACAGCGACGAGCAGGTGGTCGACTCCTCCTGGAGCGGGTCCGCGATGAAAACCTGGTTCGAGACCGGGCCCAACATCCGCGTCCAGCACAACGGCCAGCGCGACCCCGCCGGCTCCGGCGTCAAAATCGAAATCGACCGCGACGGCGACGGCGCCCACTGGGTCAAAGCCGCCATCGACGAACCCATCGCCCAGCGGCTTGTCAAAAAAGGCCACCTGCGGGCCTTCTCCGTCGGCATCGCCAAACCCGTCATCATCCGCGACGTCACCGGCAAAGCCCGCGGCGGCATCATCAAAGGCGGCGAACTCGCCGAGATCAGCCTCGTCGACCGGCCCGCCAACCGGTCCTGCTACGTCGAGCTCGCCAAGGCTGCCGCTGACGGGCACTGCGAGTTCACCGGCAAAACGATCGGCGCCGACCTGCTCACCAAGGGCGAGGACACGGTGAACGTGGACGTCCCCAAGAGCGCGTCCATCACCTTCTCACCCGGCGACCTCGCCAAACTCCTCGGGCACCGCAGGACCGCCGAGGACCGCGAGCAGGCCGCTCTCACCCCGGACGTCGCCAAACGGGACTTCGACCGCAACGTCGGCGGGGGAGTGGACCGGGACAAGATCCCCGACGCGGACTTCGCTGGCCGGAACCGGTCATTCCCCATCGTCACCCCCGGCGACGTATCCGACGCCCTCCACTCCATCGGCCGCGCCGGAGCGGACAACTACGACGCAAACACGCTGCACGCCAACATCCTGCGCATCGCCCGCCGCAAGGGCTTCCCGGTGCCGGATTCCGCGAAGAAGCCAAAGAAGAAAAAGGAGAAGTCCATGGGCGAACCGCAGGTCACCGTGGCCGAACCAGAAGAGGTCAAGGGCAGCAAGTGCGCGACCTGCAACGGGACCGGGAAAATCCGCGGCGGCCACGTGGACTGCCCCGACTGTGACGGCGGGAGCGCCCCGTCTGGCGGCAGCTCAGAGAAAGCGGACCTGTCCGCCTCCGCGCCAGCCGGCACTGAGGCCACCAAGAGCGACGGCGGGGACGGCGACGCCCCGCAGTTGCACCACGACGACGGTGACGACGACGACACCGACTCCGACGCTGACGCCATGGACAAGGGCGCCGCGCCGGAGAAGACCGCCGTACCGGACATGGCCAAGAAGCCCAAGATCCCATGCCCCAAGTGCAAGGGCATGAACAAGGCCAAGGCCAAGTTCTGCGGCAAATGCGGCACCGCCATGGCCGCCGAGAAGGCCAGCAAGCCCACTCCCGGTGACGGGGTGACCGGCGAGCACACCGAACCCGCCCCGCCGCACCGGGAACCGGACGGGCCCGCGATCGAATCCCTCGAGCACGACGCTGGCCTGCCCACCACCCCCGACTCCAGCGTCAAAGCCGACGAAGCGATGCTCGTCGCCGCCCGGCACAAGACCGTCGGCGCCGACCGTGAAATGGGCATGCTCCACGACCTCACCTGCGCCGCCTACGACCCCGCCGCCGTCGCCAAGTCCTACGACGGCGTCGACTTCTCCGCGATCAACGTCGCCACCTGGCTCGACAAAACCCTCACCCTCGCCGCATCCGCCCCCCTGGAGCAGGCACGCGAAGCGGGCAGGCTCGTCGAGACCGCCGTCACCCTCAAAGCCATCGCCCCCGATCTCGCCGACGAACTCCGCCACGAGGCGCACAAGGCGTTCCGGGACGCCAACCCCGGCCCCGCCCACGCCCCCACACCCACCGAGATCAGCGCGCAGCGGTTCAACCGGCCCCTCATCACCGACGGCCGCGCCGCCCCATCCCCGGACCAGAAGCCGCCGAACAAGGCCCCCATCCACCCCGGCCACATCGCCGCCGCCGACTTCCACCGGGACCTGATCACCGCCGGGCACGCCGCCGACTCCCCGGACAACGACTCCGCGCGCCCCGAACCCGTCCCCGCACCAGAAGTCCCCGGGGTGCCGTCCCGGGTGTACTACACGCGGGTCCAGCGGCAGAACGCCGCACAGGCCATGCGGTCCATGCACGACCACATCGCCGCCACCTTCCCCGACCTGTGCCCCATGCACGGCCCCGGCCGCATGGGCGAGCCGCCCTCGCACGCCCGGCCCGTCCCCGTGGGTGTCGGCGGGCCCGTCCCGCACGGCGCCACCAAGGCAGCCGAACCGGCCCCGGCCGGGCCGGACGAGTTCGACCGCGCCGAAGCGGAAGCCCGGGCCGCGCGGAAAGCCGCCAAGAAGCAGCGGCGAGAACTCGGCGACGCGATCCTCAAGGGTGCCATCAGCGTTGAGGATGCCCAGCGCCGGCTCGGCCTCAACCCGGACACCGTGATGGAGCGGGTGCCGGTCACCAAGGCGGCCTCCGTCCAGGGTGAGGTGGTGACCCCGGAAGCCAGCAAGGCGTTCGACCCGGACCTCATCAAGTCCGCCGTCGCCGAAGCGCAGGCACCGCTCCTGGAACGCCTCGACGCCCAGCAGCGTCTCCTCGACGCCATGGCCGACCAGCCCGACCCCCGCGTCGCCGCCTACCGCGGCGTCGCCCTCACCAAAACTTCAGCCCCGGCGGGGCTGCTGAACAATCCCGAACGCCCGGCGGGCGTCCAGGACGCGGCCTACAGGGCCATGCACGACCAGTGGAAGCACAGCCCCGACCCCGAACTTCGCGAAAACGCCCTCGCGTTCCTCATGAAGCACACGGGCCTAAGCCAGAACACGAAAGCATGACGCCGCCACGCGGCGCACCGCACAGAAAGGAGCCGGCCAATGGCCGACCTCCTCGAAGACATCCGCCCTGACGGCACGCCCCAGGCCCCGGATGCCCTCAGCAACGCGCTCTACGGACGCGCTGCCCAGCCTGTCGACCAGGCTGACATCGCCCGGTACAACACCACCGGCGACGCCCTCAGGTCCGTGATGCCCGACCTCGTGAAAGGCGCCGGATTCGCCGCCAAGGGCGGCAACCAGCCCCTGTCCGACCCGGCCGATATCACCCTCCGCGCCTCGATGGCCACCACCGAACTCCGCAGCGCCGTCTACCAGGGCTTCCACGGCAAATCCAGCGTCGTGAAGTCGTTCAACCCGGGCTTCATGTCCCAGTTCGGGGCTCTCCAGACCGCGCTGTCCGCGCCGAGCGTGGGGGAGCAGGTCGCCCAGGTCCTCGGGCAGGTCAACCCGGACCTCACCAGGTCGTTTACCGCTGGGAACCTCGGTATCGGCTCGGTGTCCGGTTTGACCCCTTTCAACCTCCTTGCGCCTTCGAGGTTGGTTTATCCGGTTTACACCGTTTACAGGAACAAGTTTCCCCGGCCGGCAGGCCAGGGCGCGTCCCTGATCGAGCGGCTGTTCACCGGCATCAGCGGCAGCCAGACCGGCGGCCAGTCCGTCAAGGACATCTCCCTGTCCGAACTCGTCGGCGGCTCCAGCTTCGGCACGTGGCCGCTGAGCCTGCCCGCTGCGGGCAGCCAGACCGAAACCACCATCAACGTCCCTTAATTTGGTAGGGGCCTCGCATCGTGAGGTGCGAGTGAAAACCGCGAGAACTGCTGGAAAGCCCGAGCCACCTGCCTAGGCCACAACGTGGGGCGAAAGCCCGAGCGTGACGGCTTGAAAACTTAGGCAGCAGAGGGGTAATCAGCAGCCGAGCCCGCCTGGGACCTCATCCCTTTCGGGCGCTGCCCCTTGAGGCGTCGCATCTCAAGGAAGTAGCGCTCCCGCATCACCAACTGCTCTGGAGTGAGAGGCCGGCCGGGGATACGTCCCCCCGCTGTCATGGCGGCCTGGAACTCCATCAGCATGAGAGCTTGCGGCTTCTTGAGGATGAGGTAAGACACGACCTGCTCCATCAGTTCGGCGGCGATCTTCGCCTGCCAACTGATCCTGTATGCCTGCTTGACCATGTTCGCCGTCGGCTTCTTGATCATTATGTGACGGTCATAGAGCCTGGCCAGATGCTCGATCGACTCACGTTCCGACATCTGGACCTCAACCTTGGCGAAATAGCGCGGATTACCATTCTTGATGTGAGGCGCTGGCCGTACTCTCTCGATGGTGATCACGCCATCGGCGTCAAGGATTCCGGCTAGGTAAGCCAGGTCTGTGTCTTTAACTGGATACTTGCTCTGAGCATATACCATGTAAATCCCGACGGGATGGTTCAGAGAGCATGCACGCGGAATCTCAATGAGATTGTGATGTGCTCCGACCTCACGTGAGAGCGTGAGAGACCAGCGGAAACGACTGGTCCCGTCATTCCTTGAATGGATGGCGAGTAACAAATGTGTACCGCTTCCTCGGAATCACCGAACAGCTCTCGTGGCTGGCCCAGTTCTCGGGTCAGGGCTACGAGGACATTTCCGCCCTAGCATCCCTGATAATGCTTCAGGAAATGATGTTGGGGGAAGAATATATGCTCATTGCCGGCAGTTCTTCCACCCTCACCGCCCCCGCTGCGCCGACTGTCACGCGGCGCACTGCTGGGTCGAATGAGACCTCGGTGGGGGCGAACACCTATTACAAGGTGTTTGTGACGGCGACGAACTTCTTCGGTGAGACGATCGCGTCTGCCGTGGGGGATGCGAGCGCTACGACGGCCGGTCAGGTTGTGGATGTGACGATCTCGCCGGTTCAGGGTGCGATGAACTACAACATCTACGTGTCCACGCAGTCGTCTGCGCTGACCGCGAATGAGTATCTCGCGGCGTCTGGTGTGGGCGGCACGAAGTACACCTTGCAGGGCACCCCGCCCAGTTCGGGTACTACGCCGCCCGCGGCGGATTCGGGTACGGGGGCGAACACCCGGTTCGAGGGTGTCATCCCCACCCTGTCCGGGCTGTCCGCTGAGGCGGGCATCTACCCGACCTCGCCGACTCCGTGGCAGGCGGGCTACTACAACAACAACGTCCAGACCCACCTGTCCTACAACGCGATTTACACGGCGCTGAAGAACCTGTGGCAGTCGACGTCGACGAACCCGGGTGGTTTCCGGGCTGACCCGGCGGAGATCGTCAGCAGCGGTATCGACATCGCGAACCTGTCCAACGACGTCATCAACCAGGGCGCCGGCACGAACTACCAGTTGTTCATCCAGCAGGGCAACGTCGGTGATGTGACTGTCGGCGCGGCGGTGAGCCAGTTCCAGAACCCGCTGACCCGCAGCCTGCTCAAGATGGTCGTGCACCCCTGGTACACCCAGGGTAACGCGACGCTGCTCTCTTATCAGCTTCCTCAGACGTGGACGAACGTCGCGAACGCCTGGGAAGTGTCGACGGTGCAGGACTACGTGTCCATTGAGGCCCAGTTCTCGCTGAACTAGGGCAAGGTGGCGCGGCCGGGTGACCGGTCGTGGAAAACGGCACTGTTCGGGGAACCCCTCCACTACGTGGGGAATCCCGAGCTGCGGCGATGCCTGCCGCAGTGTAGAGACTGTACGTGCCGGATCTGTGTTATGGACGACCGCGCGAGGCATTGCGTGCGGTCGGCCGCAGATCGTGAGACAGGCCGATCTGCATCGATGGCAAAGATGCAGAAGCGGGCAGAAATGACCCGCTCGCTCACCGTAACGGTGAGAGGTAACAGAATGCGCGTGGCCCGTTATCGACGCAACGTTCAGGTATAGCATCTTTAGTTACGAAGCGCTAGTGAGCCATGCCCCTTGGTACTCAGCGCAGCTATCTGGGCTCCAGAACAGTGACTCCCCGCCTTATTCGTAACACCGAACATCGAGTTAGTGTTATAGTTTCTCCATGAGCGGGCACCCTGCCCGTGAAAAGGGGAAACGATGGGAAGACGGCCCGACCTTGGACGCCGCCAGGAGCGCCAGCAGGCGTTCCTAGCGGCGTTCGCCGAAACCGGCATCGCCAGCCTTGCGGCCCAGCGGAGCGGCATCCCCGGACCGCAGCACTACAACTGGCTCAAGCGAGACGCCGACTATGCCTCGCGCTTCGCTGAACTGCGAGGCAAGACGAGAGAGATCGCCGATCAGAACGCCAGGCCGCACGGCCCGGCACCCGGCACCCGGCAAGGAGGCAGGCGGCCAGCAGATCGCCTGCACCGCCAGGAATGCTTTCTTGAAGCGATCAGCCACGGACTCAGCATCATGGCCGCAGCACGTGAAACCGGCATGGGTGCCCCGACTAGCCACTATCAGTGGATTGCCAGCGACGAGAGTTATGCCGAACGTTTCCGTGACCTGTACGAACGTACGACAGAACTGCGTCGCACCAGCATTTCACGGACGCTCAGAGAAGTTGCCGCAGTCACCTGGAGCAAGCCGGCCGCCCGGGACCAGTTCAATGCAGCGCAGCGTCGGCGCCGCACAGCGGAAAGCGGCGCACTGAATGAAACGCACCGGCAAGGGCCGTTCCTTGCGATCATCAGTCAGGGGATACCCCTTCAGGCTGCTGTGCGCGACGCCGGGATCACCAATCCACCGTCAGTGGCTCGCCAGTGACCCCGCCTACGCTGCTGCGTTTCAGCAGGCATACGAGCAGAGTGCCGGACTGCGCACTCGAGTGATCAGTGAGATGCACAGCCGGGCGTCAGAAGCTCGCTGGGAAGATCCCGATGCTCGCGCAAAGATGAGAGAGCGGCATCGCGAATACTGGACGCCTGAACGCCGCGAGGAGTTCGCGCAGCAGATGCGTGAACGGTTCAAGAACGACCCCAGGCGGCGCGAGCAGCTTCTGGCGGCTGCTCGCGCCTGGTGGGACCGCCCCGACTCCCGTGCCATCAACAGCGAGCGAATGAAACGGCTCTGGGCGGATCCAGAGTACCGGCAGAGGTATCAGGCGGCCATCGACAACCCCGAGCGCCGGGAGCGCCTCAGTGAGGCGGCCAAGGCACAGTGGGCGGCGCTGACGCCAGAGGAGCAGGAAGCAAAGCTCCGCCACATGCGCCGCGCCTTCAAGGGCGGTCACAAGCTCACGTCCATCGAGTCGGCAGTCATGCTGGCCCTAAACGACCGTGAACTGCCCTATGTCGTACACAAGCAAATCGGCCGCTACATAGCCGACATTCTCATTCCATCGCTGCACCTCGTCATCGAATGCGACGGCGCGTGGTTCCACGTGCAGCGCCGTTCCAGCGACGAGGAGCGGGATGCAGAGTTGCGGGCCCTCGGGTTCGCCACGCTCAGGCTCTCCGAAGAGGAGATCAAGGCTCAGGACTGGAGCCGGCTGGACGAGAAGCTCACTGCACTCGCTCAGTAAGAACCGTTCGCGAAACCCCCTGGAGGCATCCCGCCGCCGGGGGGTTTCGCATGCAACCCGGAAGGACCGGCCGTGCCCATTTACGATGCTGGCTCTCTTGCATTCCAGGGCCCAACATCCGTCACGACGTCTCCGACGTCCATCTTCAGCCTCAGCCCTGGTGGCACGGCCCTGACTTCCCCCCGGGACGTGACCGTCATCAACCAGGGCACGGTGAACACCATCTACGTCGGCGGCACCGCAGTCACCCAGTACTCGGGTGTGCCGGTCGGCCCCGGTTCGCAGCTCACCGTGCAGGGCACTGCTGTGGCCCTGTCGGCGTGCACGTCGACGAGCACGAGCAATGTGATCGCGGGGCTCGCTTCCGTCGCTTCGGTGGTCTGAACCGATGGCGATCACGCCTGTCAGTGCGACGATCCCCACCGTCATTTTCGTCCCTCCTACGGCTGGGACACCGCACGCCTTTCTGTATAACAGCGGGCCGTCGCCGGTGTATCTGGGCGGGTCCGGGGTGTCGACGTCGGTGGGGTTCGCGCTGGCAGCAGGCGACAAGATGAACCTTGCCTATAACGGGGGGACGATCTGGGCGATCTCCGGGTATCAGACGGCTTCCCCGGCGGGGACGGTGATCACTGCGGCGACGACGCTGGGCGGGACGACGCTGACCACTGCGGGGGGGACGGCTTCGACTAGCCAGTTCACTGCCGGTATGTGGCTGGTGGTTGAGTCTGGGACGCCACGGCAGGAGATCGCCCAGGTGAACGGTACCAACGCGGGTTCGGTGTTCACGAACGGGCCGCTGACGTATTCCCATGGGACGGCGAGCACGTTTTCGCAGATCACGTCCGCGCCGGCAGTGGTGAGGACATCCCAGGTTGGGACGACCTGATGATCGAGCCGCTCGGGGTGAGTGTCGCCGGGACGGCCCCGGTGCTGCTTGCGACTGTCCCGCCGGGGCCGGCGTCGATCGTGATCACTAACGGTGGTACGGCGGCCCTGTATGTAGGCGCCGGGACTGCGGCTACCACGGCGAGTGGTGCCCCGGTCCCGGCGTCGGGGGTGGTGCCTTTGGGGCAGTTCTCGTCGTCGACGGCGACGAAGCTGTGGGGGATCACCTCGGGCGGCACGGTTTCGGCGGGCGTGTTCATCTCGACGGGGGCGTGACGTGAGCCGCACCGTAACTCTCCCGCCCGGCTGCGCTGGTTTCACCATGCAGGACGGCACCCAGTACCGGGGCCGTGAAGGCGGCAGCGTCACCGTCACTGACGAGCACGCCCCGCATATTCAGCGGCAGGTCGGCGGGGATGCGGGCCTGGTCGGATCGGCGGCGTTCCGCCAGTTCGCGGGGACGCGGGACGGCCGCTGGTGCGAGCCATGCCGGTTCTTGGCTCAGCGCTGGTCGGTGGTCTGCCCGCGCTGTGGCCGGGACACGATTCCCGAGGCGGAGATGCCAGAGCCGCCGAAGGCGGACATGCCGTCAGACTGCGCGGTGATCGCTATGACCGTGGTCGCGTGAGGTTGGCCACCAGGTTTCCGAGCATCTGCTCCTCGGATGGCCCGGTGACGGTCGCCACCTCGGGCTTGCCGGTGATGACGAGGCCTTCGCCAACTGAGATGGTGTTCACGCATTCCTCGGCTTCCCAGTCGCCGCCGCAGTGCACCTTGAGCAGCATCGACGGGGCGATGTGCACGAGGACGCCAAGCGCGTCAGCGACGTCCTTGACGGTGTAGTCCCGTTCGGCGAGGTTCCCGCAGCGGTTCATCTGCGGGGCGGGCCATGCACCAAGCCCGAAGAGTGACGGGCGTTCCGTGCTGAAGCTGAGGCAGGAGTAGGGCTCGCTCCAGCCCGGCCAGTCGAATGCGTCGCCGCGGTCGAGCAGGTCCCGCAGGGCGCGGGCGTGGTCTTCCGTCATCGTGCCGGTGATGTTCACCGTGCGCCAGTTACCCATCTACTCATCATCAAGCACAGAAGGAGAATCTCTTGACGATTTACGCCAGGTCAGACCTGGCCTTCGTGTCTATTTCCCAGGCTCACGGAGGCTGCGGCCAGCCGCATCGCCGACCCGTTGAGCGTGGGGCACCGGCCAAGCTCTGGGCCTTGACCTGCGGTGGCGGCTGCGAGGATCATCTTCGCGGCGACCCGCTGTGGTCCACGACTATCTCTGAGATCCCCGAGACCCATGACGAGAAGAACGTCCGCGAGGACTGGGAGAAGCGTGGTGCCCAGGACCGGGACGCGATCATGCCTGTTCTGCTGGCGAAGCTCGCCGGTGTGGACGTGAGCCAGCTTCCTGAGTCTCTTACCCGGGCGATTTCTGGTGCGTCGCTGCACATTCCGGGGGTGCTGGAGTGCCCGAAGGGGCATGCGCAGCCGTCTGGGCAGGATTTTTGCGGGAAGTGCGGGGCGCCGATGCATGAGCGGGCGGCGACTGGGGTGCTTCCGGTGGCTGAGGTACGCGAGCCGGCGGCTGAGGTGCGTATCCCGGATGCGCCTAAGCGGGAGCTGGCGGACCTGCATCCGCAGAAGCTGCGGAAGATGTGCCGGGAGCGAGGCCTGTCTGACTCTGGGACGCGACCGGAGATGATCGCCCGGCTCGAGGCGGCGAAGAGGGTGGCAGCCTAGCTCGTTCACTGCGGGAGGCCGGGCGGGCTTCGATCCCGCAAATGTCCCGATACCAGCCGCGCCTACTCGTGCACGTTTCAGCTTGGCCACACGGTGCCCTGCCAATTGGGCTACCGGCCTCCCGCACTACGAGCATAGACAGGGGGCGATCTCCCCGTGTCCCTGCTGTATCCGGCCGGGCAAACGCCCTATTGCACGCCAAACGAGCTCATAGCCGCCCCCACGGGTATCTCCTGGTCCACGATCCCGCCGTATAAGGGGACGACCCCGGCGCAGAATGTGGCCGAGCAGCTCAACATGCTGATGCGGGCGACCGCGCAATGCGATTTGTACACGAATCAGGTCCTCCGGGCGACTCTCGACACGGAGCAGATCAGCGGCCCTGACTTCCGGGTGACGATCCAGACCGGCTCACAGAACGGCCGGGTGATCTTGTCCCGCTGGCCGATCCTGTCGATCACCCAGATCCAGGTCGCGCCGAATAACATGTTCCCGCGCCAGTGGACGACCCTGCCAGCCGGGTACTACGACATCGAGCATCCGGTGATCGGCGTGTA